CTGCGGTCGCGCCTGGCGGCGCAGAAGGAAGCAGCAGGAACGGAAGACACCCTCGGCGAGGCCCTCACCCGCCTCACGGCGTTCCGGCTGGGCAATCCCAAGAGCCTGCGGCCGTCCGACGTCGAGGTGATCCTCAAGCACTTCGAGTCGACCGACAGCCAGGAAGAGGGTGGTGAGACCTATGCCGTCCTGCCGCCTACCGTCGAGTCGATTGCAGAGATGTGCCACGAGGCAAACAGGGCCTACTGCCAGATGCAGGGGGACAATTCGCTGCGCCCGTGGGCGGAAACACCCTCCGAAATCCAGGCGACGACTATCTCAGGAGTCGAGTTCGCACTCGCCAATCCTCTCATCTCTCCTTCGGATAGCCATGCTAACTGGTTGAAAGATAAGGGAGAAGCCGGCTGGAAGTATGGTCCCGAGAAGGACATGGAGAAGAAGGAGCATCCCTGCTTCGTCCCATACGATCAGCTACCTCAGTCCCAACAGATCAAGGATTACATCTTCCTGAGTGTGGTCCGAGCAGCGAGCAACCTGTCATGAGCGCCAACAATTTTGCAGACATGATCAACACAATCACCAGTAACCTGGGACAGATGTTGAGCGACCCCGACATTCTCAAGAAAGTCGGCATGTCTGACATCGTGCGCGTTTCGCCCTCAGTCTACGAGGAGATCAAGGCAGGGGGTGCCGCCCCCTCCAACCTCCCCTTCGGGCTGAAGGTGGTCGTGGACGAGGATCTCAAAGGGGAGAAGTGGGAGCTGGGTCCGAAGCCTGCCGCGAGCACCGCGAGCGAGCAGGCGGAGGGGCCGGCGACTGGCAGGATCAACGATCCGATCTGAAGATCAAAGTGGCTGGGAGTGCTCCTCAGAGCTCGGCGACCAACCCTCCCAGCCACCCATCTAGTGCTCGATGAACCCAGAAACACCGAACGAGAACTGTGATACACCAGGGGCGGGAGCCGGTAAATGACGCTGACAGTCCAAGAAGTCTCGAATGTTGTGCCGCCCAACCTGAAAAGTGCGGTAACTCAGCAACTCGTTGACACGCTCAACCAGATTGCTGCCGACCCCGGGGTAGCGGAGCAGATCCGCAACAACTTCATCAGCTACTCGACCGTGCTGCGGGACGGGAAGTTCAAGCTCGAAGACTACCTCCGAGCCGTCATGTACGTCAGCTACAAAATGATGGGGCTGTCGAACATCGACGCTTACGCCCTGGTGAAGCCTCAGGAATACAACCGCCTGGTCTCCATGGGCACGAGCTCCAAGGACATCGCGTCCTACGTCTCGGCCTACAACAAGGGCAAGCTGGTCAACCTGGTTCTCCAGCAGACGCTGGTCCCCAGCTGGGTGCTGAACAATCACATCTTTCAGGAAGCGATCAACACCCAGGCCGAGATCATGCGGGATGTGACCGTCTCGCCCAAGGTGCGGACCGAGGCAGCCAACTCGCTGCTCACCCACCTGAAGCAGCCTGAAGCTGCAAAGGCTACGCTCGACATCACAGTGAAGGACGAGTCAGGGGTCAATGAGTTGAAGCAAGCTCTCCGTGACCTGTCCATGAAGCAGATCAATCACATCCAGTCTGGCACCCCAGTTGCACAGATCGCCGCTTCGCCTATTATCGAGGCGGGGGTGGTCGAAGATGGTACTGATCAAACAGGGCCTTGATGAATGGCTCGATGGCGTAAGTTACGCCGGGCTGAACTCAGGCTCTTACATTCCGACCGTCTTCGCCCTCGAGTTCATGAACTTCATCAAGCTGGTCAACGGATCGGTGGGCGAGTCGCATAAGACCCCACCGGTTCACCTCAAGATGCTCGATAAGCTGGTCGAGCCCAGCCAGTATGTCGCCAACCTCTGCTTCCGTGGCGCGGCCAAGACCACGCTCTTCGGGGAGTATTTCTTCCCCTACCTGGCGACCTTCGGCTACCTGCCCGGGTTCGGGCCTGTGAGCTCAGGCATTTACGTCAGCGACTCCATGGACAATGGCGTGAAGTCGCTCCGCAAGAACATGGAGTTCCGCTACCAGTCGAGTGACTTCCTCCAGGAGTGGCTCCCGAAGGTAGTCTTCACTGACAACTATATTGAGTTCGAGAACCGCGAGGGCCTCCGGTTCGGCCTCAAGATGTTCGGTGCCAAGACCGGTCTGCGCGGAACCAAGATCTTCGGTAAGCGCCCGCCGATTTGTGTGCTCGACGATCTTGTGAGCGATGACGATGCCAAGTCCAAGGCAGCGATGATTGCCATCAAGGATACTGTCTACAAGGGTGTCAATCACGCTCTCGATCCTACCCGACGCAAGGTGATCTTCAACGGCACACCGTTCAACACCGAGGACATCCTGATCGAAGCGGTCGAGTCGGGTGCCTGGGACGTGAACGTGTGGCCGGTGTGTGAACGCTTCCCTTGCACCAAGGAAGAGTTCCAGGGAGCCTGGCCCGATCGTTTTACCTATGAATACATCAAGGCCCAGTATGAGATGGCCGAGAAGACCGGCAAGCTGTCCGGCTTCTTCCAGGAGCTCATGCTCCGGATCTCGAGCGAGGAAGAGCGCCTGGTTCAAGACCGGGAGATCAAGTGGTACGAGCGGGCCCGGCTCATCAAGAACAAGGCCAACTTCAACTTCTACATCACCACCGACTTTGCGACGTCCGAGAAGCAGACGGCCGACTATTCGGTGATCTCGGTGTGGGCCTACAACTCCAACGGCGACTGGTTCTGGGTCGACGGCTGGATGGAGCGGGCCACGATGGACAAGACCATCGATAACCTGTTCCGGCTCGTGCAGCTGTGGAAGCCCCAGCAGGTCGGCATCGAGACCTCCGGCCAGCAGGGAGCCTTCATCAAGTGGCTCCAGTCGGAGATGATCAACCGGAACATCTGGTTCAACTTCGCCCAGACCACCTCGGCCAAGGGCACCAGCCCGACGCCCGGGATCCGGCCGACGATCGATAAGCTGAGCCGCTTCAATATGGTCGTGCCCTGGTTCAAAGCCGGCAAGATGTTCTTTCCGGAGGAGATGAAGGACAGCCAGATCCTTCAGATGGGCATCAGCCAGATCCGGCTCACCACTTCGAGTGGTATCAAAGGCAAAGACGACTTCCTCGATACCGTCTCAATGTTGGGGTATCTTGCACCTTGGCGACCTTCTGACTCTGTTCCGATCGTCAAAGAAGAGATAGACGTGTGGAATGAAGTCAATAACGTCTCGGAAGAGAACGGTCTGGCATCATATATAGTGTGAGTGTCGCGCTGGGGTGGGGGTGACATGAAGGTTTCTGCGCTTTTTAAGCGACTTTCTCACAGTGAGTTGTCCGGCCTTTCGTGGGCCAATGAGGGCAACGGCACCATTCAGCCTGGTCGGCAGCAGCAGATCGTCGAGTACGCCAACGATGGCCTGCTCCGACTGCACTCACGCTTTCTGCTCAAGCAGGAAGAGGTCATCCTCGAGCAACTGAGCTGGCTGAACGAGTACAAGATCGACAGCAAGCACGGGCTGTTCAACCCGGCTCGGCCGAGCTCGGTCCCGGGTTACATCCTCGATAAGCCGAACGAGCCGTTCCCTGATGACCTGATCAAGATCATGCGGGTCGTTGGTCCGGGTGGCTGCGAGCTGCCGCTCAATGACGACGCCTGCGGATCGCTTGCCACGCCTCAACCGTCGATCCTTCAGGTCCCGTGCCCGGTCAACGGGCAAGTCCTGTCGATCGTGTATCAGGCCCGGCATGTCCCGTTGACGATTGTCCCGGACGCCGAGATCGTCCTGCCTGATGTGCTCTACCCGGCGCTGTTTGCGTACATCGCCCGGGAAGTCTTCAACCACATGAACGGTGCCGAGAACGGTGCCAAGGGCGTCGAGCACGGAGCGATCTTCGACTCGATCTGCGAAGAAGTGGTCGACATGGACCTGGTGAGCTCGAGCATCTCGAACACCACGGGACGTCGGTTCGCTCGAGGAGGTTGGCGTTGAGGGATCCCTTCAGCGGCAACAATGACTCTCATTGCGGGAGCTTCTCAGCAGGGCAGGCCTTGCCGACGGTGCGTGTCACTGCGTCGGCTTGTGGCGTGCCGGCTGATGAGCTGGTCATCGACAAATACCTCGGGCCCAGTCTCTACGAGCTGTTGAAGTTCTTCTTCGACAACATCGACAAGTTCACCGATCCAAGCCAGCACGTCCACCTGATGACCCAGGTGACGGGTCTGATCGAAGCCTTGGCCGGCAAAGCTGCTGCTCTGCACGATCACGAGATCGACGAAGTGGTAGGCCTGGTTCAAGCTCTCGCCGGCAAAGCATCGGCCGATCACAGCCACGCCCAGTATGCTCTGGCCAGTGCTGTCGCCGAGGCACTTACTGCGATCGGGACGAGCCTTGCAGGCAAGCAGAATGCCGGGAGCTATGCCCCTGCGGTCCACGATCACGATGATCGCTACTACACCCAGGCAGAGGTTGATCAGCTGGTTGCAGCAGCAGTGGCTGCCGTCCCTCAGCCGACCCAGTTTTACCGGGTGGGATCCTTCGCTGCGAGCGAGATCCAGGGCAATGAGATCCTGATCGACCACGAGTGCGTCAACGCATTCACGCTGGCTGCCAACTTCGCTGGTTCCATCGTCTCGGTTGGTGTCGCTCCTGGAGCTGCTTGGCAGGCTATCGTTCAGAAGAACGGTGCCCAGGTCGGGACGATCGCAATCGCTGCGAATGGTGACGTGACGCTGACCACCGTTGGTGCAGCTGCTGTTCCCTTCGCCATCGACGACGTGCTCACGGTCATCGCTCAGGCGACTCCCAACACCACCATTGCCCGGCTCCGGGTGACATTTCGCGGAGTGATCGGCTGATGCCTGTTACCGACTTTGACGGCTTCGACCTGTA